AAGGAAAATACAAGGTCAAGAACCCAGCTAAATATAAGGGTGACCCGACCAAAGTTATTTATAGGTCAAGTCTGGAACTGAAGTTTATGAACTTTCTTGACACCCATTCTGATGTAATTGAGTGGAACTCAGAAGAAGTTGTAGTGCCATATCGCTGCGTAACAGACAACAAGATGCATCGATATTTTGTTGACTTCTGGTTTAAGAAAAAAACACCAGAAGGTAAAATAGAAAGCATACTTGTTGAGATTAAACCATTAGTCCAGACGCGCGAACCAAAGAAACAGCAGCGAAGAACTAGGCGGTATATTAATGAAGTTATGACTTGGGGTAAGAATCAGTCGAAGTGGAAAGCTGCGGAAGAGTATTGTAAAGATCGCGGTTGGAAGTTTCAAATCATTACAGAGAAGGAATTAAACGGTTAATGTCAGCATATATTTACACAAGGTTGGTTAAAGACGCTACGAAAGCTGGCGTTGATATTTCGCAACATACCAAAAAAGCAGTTACGTGGTTAAGATCGAAATATTCTGAGATTGGTAAAAACGCGGTAGTTCCCTCTAAGTTTATTAATGAAACTGAAAGCAAAAGAAGACGTGTAAAGATGGGCAGAATGTATATGTTTCTGTACGACCCAAAGGGAAAGAAAGAACTTCCTTACTACGATCGGTTTCCATTAATTTTTCCAGTAAAATTTGCAGATGGCGGATTCTATGGTCTAAATCTACACTATCTGCCACCGATTTTAAGAGCCAAATTACTGGATGCCCTGTACGAGTTGCGAGTCAATACTGAAAAGAAAGATGAGACCACAAGGCTTCGTTTGACGTATAACCTATTAGCAGGAGCATCTCGTTTTAGATTTTTTGCTCCCTGTTTCAAGCATTATCTATACGAACACACTCGTTCTGCATTCATCTATGTTCCGCCAGATCAATGGGATATGACTGTGTTTCTACCAACAGAACAATTCAAGAAAGCTACCAAAGAGAAAGTTTGGAAAGATAGTAGGAGCAAAGTATAATGGCAGAAAAAACTAACCAAACTAATCGTTTTAGTGTTGATCATTTTGTAAGCAAATTCTTACAAGCTGGTTTAATACAGCCTTCTAACTTTTACGTCAAGTTCACACCACCGAAGTCACTTAGTGGCGATTTCACAGAAGTGGCTATGCTATGCGCAGCGACAACGCTTCCTGGAAGAAGAATTACAACAAGCGAAAATCGACCATACGGTTATGGTCAACAAGTAAAACGACCATATGACGTATTGTATGATGAAATTGAATTGACGTTTTATATTGATTCCAAAAACGCACTAGCATTAAATCTATTCGATCGATGGCTGTCATTGTTGGTGAAAACAGACGGACTATTTCCAACAAATAAACAGTCCGTCGGTTACAAAAGCGATTATGTATGCCCTGAGCTAAAAATCTATGTCATGAATCAGCTGGTCGGAACAGAAAATCCAGAGAATGCTGATTCGTCAAACGAACAAAATTCTATGGCAATAATCGAATGCGAACTAATTGACGCATACCCAATTCAAATTACTCCAGTTCAATTAGATTGGGGTGGTGGAGATGAGTTCGCTCGTCTCAATGTTATATTCGCATATAGAACAACTGAATATAGATTTGGTCAACTAAATCTAACACCAAATCCAGTAGATGGAAAATACTACAATGCTCCTTCGCCGTACGATACCGAAACTACGGTCGATCAAGAGGCAAAAGACAACGCAGATTTCTTAACCAGCTTGGCGAACTTTATTGGTTCTGTCGCTGATACAGCTCAGAAGATTAACCAGTTTAAGACAAACCTCACTATTCTGAAGCGTGCAGACGGCATTCTTAACACCACCAGCTCGCTGCTCCCATTCTTGGGCAACAATAGAACTGCAACTGATACTATAAATAATGTTAATAAGATTATCTCAGGAACAAGATTTACCAAACAAAATCTGAATAATATTAGAAAATTCCCTTAATAAATGATTGACTGATTGGAGAAATACAATGGCTTTACCCAAAATTAAACAACCTATTTTTGAACTTGAGATTCCATCGACAGGTAAGAAAATTCGTTATAGACCGTTTACCGTAGCTGAAGAAAAGATTCTGCTCGTCACTAAAGAAAGCGACGATGTAAAAGATATAGTAAATGCATACAAAGCAATCGTAAATAACTGTTGCTTAGACAGCGTCGATGTTGATAAGTTATGCTCGTTCGACCTAGAATATTTCTTTTTGAATATTAGAGCCAAGTCTGTTTCTAATATTGTTGCGGCTAGAATTAAAGATGAAGAAGATGGTCAAACATATGAAGTCGAAATCGATCTTGATAAACTAATCGTATCAAAAATCAAAACAGAAAGATTAATAAAATTAACAGAAGATATTTCGGTTTTGATGAACTATCCTACATTTGACATTATAGCTAAAGTAGGAAAGATGGATGAAAGTAGTCAAATGCTTAGCACTATGATTGCTTGTATCGAACAGATCTATCAAGGCGAAGAAGTGTTTGAAACATCAGAATATTCGCAAAAGGATATGGAAGAATTTGTTCTTTCTATGGGTGTTAAAGAACTTCAAAAGATTAAAGAGTTTTTCGATAGCATGCCAAAGGTATATGCAGAAGTAAAGTATAAAACTAAGGATGGCGTCGAGAAAATGATTAAGCTAGAGGGTATCCAAAGTTTTTTCGTCTAATGGTAGGGTATATGTCCCTGCCATATTATTACGAACTTAACTTCGCGTTAATGCAACACCACAAATATTCTCTCGAGGATATTAATGAGTGGCTACCTTTTGAACGCGACATTTATGTTAATATGCTATTAAAACACTTAGAAAAAGAAAAAGAAGAATCAAAGAGAAAATAAATGGCAACCAAACCACTACCAACAATTGCTACTGATCCGCAAGGACGTCCTGTAAAACAAAAAGACGTCGGCGCTGGCGTATTAGAAGCAATGGTAAAATCAAACGAATTGATGCTCGACATTCAGAAAGTACAACTGGATGTTTTGACAGATATTCTTGGTACTATGAGAGCAATAGGGTTAAACATAGTCATGGCTATGAAACAACAAAACATGGCGACTGCTAGAGCAGAAAAACCCATTGAAGCAGCTCGCGGTGAAACCAAGAATAAATTAGCCGAGTTAGAAAAAGAAAGAGAAGGCAAATTAGGTAGTGTCCAAGCTAAACCAGAAAGTATGTTTGACTCGTTGAAGAAACTTTTTGATGATTATTTTGGTATATTCAAAACTGTTTTTACCATAATCAAAGCTGTATTGATACCGATGGTGCTTGGGTTCGTAGTTGGTTTTAGAAAGAAATTTGATTTGATATCGGTGGCGATTACTTTAGCGATATTGTTTCCAATACGAACTTTTAAACTCATGTCAAGAGTTTTTGGATTTTTATATCAATTGCTCATTAAATTGTGGGATGGTCTAAAGGTTATAGGAAACACAGTAAAAAATTTGATCATGCGTGGTCCTAAGTTGGTGAAATCATTATTCACTGATATAAGTTTGGTGTTCTTAAGAATAAAAGATGCTATTACATCAAGCAAAGCATTTACATTCATAACTTCTATATTTACCAAAATTAAAAGTTTCTTCGATGTGGTATTAAAAGGATTACAGCCAATATTGAAATTCTTCACTGAAGGAAAAGGTATATTAAGTAAAATATTTGGCGTGTTGAAACCGCTTGCAAGAGTTCTTGGACTGCCCCTTACAATTCTTTTCGGTATCATAGGTGGCATACAGGGTGCACTTGAAGGTTTTGAGAAAGAAGGATTAATTGGTGGATTAAAAGGCTTGATCTCAGGTGCACTCGATGGAGCATTCGGATGGATATTTGATGCTATCGGGTGGGTGTTTGGCGCACTTGGATTTGAAGATGCGGAGAAAGCACTAGAAGAATTCTCACTGGGAACTGTTATTTCTAATTTCTTAGAGAACTTTATAATCGCCCCAATAAGAAAATTCTTTGACACCGCGTTTGAAGGTTTTGGAAAGGGAGAGATTCTCTCAACAATTGGCACTCTTATTCTTCAGGTGCTCGACGGGATTCTCGCACTTCCGAAGTTATTGTTAGAAACATTGGCTGTGTTATTTGGATTGGACAGTGTAGCAAAAGCAATTAAAGAGTTTTCGTTTGAAGATAAGTTCACTAAAGTCCTACGAGCCATCCTAATTGCCATAGGTGAAGCTATTCCTGGTGGAGAATGGCTACTAAGCAAATTAGGAATTAAAAAAGATGATGGCCAAGCGCAGGGCAAGAAAGCAACACCGACCATGGTCATGGACGAGGAAACAAGAAAAAATTACGACGCGATTGATACTGGAAATCAACAAATAGACAATCTCGCTCGCGCAGCATTAGAATCTGGTGACACTGAGCTTTATGAAGACTTGACGGGTCAGGGAGCATTTGATGTCGTAGAAGATACTGAATCTGCAAAAGAGTTAATGGCGAAAAAAGGTTATACTGCAGATCAAATAGAAAACATCGCGCAAACTGGTTACATACGTGGTACACCACAAGCTGTTGCAGTTCCACTCGCGAACAAAGCACAACAACTTGACACAGCAACAAAAGAATTAGAAAAAGCCAAGCAACCTGAGCCACCGAAGCCACCACCGCCTAGTATCATCAATTTTGATGCTCGAGATTATAGTAAATCCAATGCCCATATTAATCGCGAATTGCACGCTGGGCGTGAAGGAATTGGTAGTAAAGGAAATGCTGGATCGCCTAATATATGGAATTGGAAAGGATAAAGAAAAGGGAGCCGAAGCTCCCTTTCTTTTATTCAGCTAATTTTCGGAAGAAATCCAAATCATCATCATCGTCGGTAGAAGCTGGGGTAGCAGCGACTGCTACTGGAGCAGTGTGCGCTTCAGCGACTTTCGCGCGAGGAACGTACTCAGCGACTTCTTCATCAGTGTCAGCAGCAGTTGCACCAGCAACACCACCAGCACCTAGAACACGGTCAAGATGAGTTTTCAACTCATCATACGACTTGAAGTTCGACGGATCGACGATTTTCTTCAAGCTGTGTTCAGAAGCCCAGACAGATTCTAGCTTCGATTCATCATCAAGCAACGAACTCTTCGGATCGAACTGCGACTGGTCGTAGTTGCGATAGCCAGCAACTTGACGAATCTTCAGACGGAAGTTTGCACCTTCCCACAAGTCAAACGGGTTGACTGCTTCGTCACCTTCAAATTCAGGATACATTACAGCCTGAATCTTATCCCAGATCTTCTTGCCGAATTTGTACAAGAATACCTTGCCCTCGTTTTCAGGGTGGGCTGGATCTTTTACAACGTAGACGTTTGCGATATAGGACAAGCGACGCTTTTGCTTGCGAGCTTGTTGACGAGCAGGATGGTCGTCATCCTTAGTTGAATTCCAGAGTTGCGAGTTGAGTTCGCTTACTGGGTCTTTGCCACCGATGGTGGTAAGAGAGTTTTCGATATACCACTTACCAGTCGGACCTTGGAAGCCATGGTCAAACATTTGTACGAAAGGTACATCTTCGCCCTGTGGGGCTGGTAGAAAGCGGATTACAGCAAATCCATTACCTGCTT